CCCTAAAAACCCAACGAAATCAGTATAGATACGTTACAGCGTCTTCCTAAGGCGACTGGATCAACAGAGAATCCTAAGTGATTGAAAACCATTGGAAATTTAGCATTGCCCCGATGATGGACTGGACGGACTAACGAAAAAACATAAGCCCAGCTATGGGGTTAGCCGGGCTTCGCTTTGCGATGTGATCCTTTTGTGATCCTAGAGAAAATCCGGCTCGACTTCGACAGGTACGCCGCCACGACCGCGCCTAAAGAACCGGGCGCGGCGCTCCGGATGGATCACGATCAAGGTGTGATCCCTGTAGACCGTCCAGCGCTCGCCGCCGCGTTCGTCGGGGACGTACCCGAACACCCTGCGGAGGTCGGCGGCGACTTCGTCGGGCATAGTGCGGTCGATTTCGAGCGCGGCACGGGCCAATGCTCGATAGTCGTCCCTCAGCAGATAGCCCCGATCGCCGCAATCTACTTCGTCGATCCGGTCCCAATCGGGGGCGTCGTTCTTTGCGGCCAGCGCTCGCGCCACACGTTCGATCGGATCGTTCATCATCGCCGCCCCTGTAGCTGGTCGCATTCCTTGCGGGCCGCCGCGTGCCGCTCGTCGATCCAGCGGGCGAGGTCGGCAATGTGGATGCCCTTGGCGGCCTTCGCGCTGGTCTCGATCCGGACAACCGGCAAGTCGATCTGGCCCTTGGTAGCTTTCCGCGTGAACTCGTCAGGCGTCAAGTGCTGGAAGTAGTCTTTGCAGACAGCGTCCAGGGGAACGACGGCGGTGTTGTACTGCGCCATCAAAAGGAATGCGGTGTTCACGTGATCCATCCTTTGCGCAGAGCGATGGCGGCGAGGTGCGGCGAGTTCTCCGCGCCGACGATGCGGCGCATGGTCTTGATCCGCTGGTTGACCGACGCCCAGGACAGGCCGGTCAGGTCCGCGATGTCCTTCGCGGTCTTGCCCTCTGCAAGGTGGGTGACGATCTCGATTTCCCGCGCTGACAGCGGGCAGGGTTCCGGGGTCATATCTCTCGCCTGTAGATCACGCCGTTGATTTCGAGAACGTCGGGCATCGGCGGCGGGACCGATGCCGGGTCAATGCCAAGCTCAGAGAGGCAGGCGGCGAGGTGCGGAGTCTTGAGCGCATTGTCAGCGTCAAGACGGTATTCCACCCAAGGGCGGTCTTGACCGGCTACGGTCGCGCGCTCGGCAACGTAGACGGTGCGGCCGTCGTGCTGAACCAGAATGATCCTGGTGAGAACGTCCGGCTCGACGATGTTCCCGTTCCAGAAGCGCGACGCGGACTTGCGCGCCTGCGTCTTGTGCTCGCTGGTCTCCTTGCGCGGGGCCTTAAACACGGTTGCGCCGTCACGGCGGAATAGCGCGACCGATGCGAACGGCGTCATAGGGCGCGCTCCCGCCAGTTGAAAAAGCCAAGCGCGCCTTTGACCGGGATGAACGGGACCGGTCGCGCATTGCGCACCACAAAGCCGTACTCGCCAACGAACCAACTGCTGTCGCTGCTGGTGACGCAATCGACGATCTCGGCGACGCCGATGATCCCGCCGCGCTCGAACGTCTTGGGTGCAAGGGTCTCGAACCGCTCGCCCGTGACCGGGTGAATGCCGCGCATCACGTGGTCGATGCAATACCGATCGGCCTTCATGCTGGAGTGGATCGCCACGGGTCCGCGAAACTTTAAGCCGGGATTCCACGACTTCCAATCGCGGTTCTCAATGTCCTTGTAGCCGTGGACGATGAGCCACGGCCACGGCTGGATGATGCTTATTGCCTTCTCGGGCAGTTCCATCTTAAGCGACCACCTGGAGAAGGGCGCGGCGCAAGGCGCTGGGCGCGGGCTGCTGATAGTCCTGCTCGGCCTGCTCGGTGAGGACGTCCCAGGCGAGCGACGTTTCCTCGGAAACCTCGCCGTCGCGCATGATCTCGTCGGCGGTGATGTTGAACAGGTCGCGGGCGGCGGCCGTCGAGCGATCCCACGCGGCGCGCGCGGCCGTGCGGCGGCGATCCCAAGCCGGCCCGCTGAGAGGGGCGAGGAACGCCATGGTGTTGTTGTAGGTCTGGAGCGGCTTCGCAACGGTGCTCGCGAAGTAGCGGCCGGCCGTTTCTTCGGCTGCCGCTACTCGCAACGCGTGGTCTTCCTGGCTCTCGTATTGCCGCCAGTGGTTCAGGGCGTAGTCGGCCGGATCGGACGGTGATGCGCTCATTGTTGCGTCCTGTTGTGACGTTGTGAATATCACAACACTATGGACGCGTTTAAAGCCGTGTCAAGCCGGGGAGTTACATTTTTGGTGGAGGAGAGTCGTTGCAACGGAGCGCGGCGATCTTAGACTTTAGTTCGCGAATCGTGCGCTCGCTCTTGTCCAAGTCGTTGCTATAGAGGTAAGCAGCATGCCACCCCTTGAGCAACAGTGCGACCCCGACTAGCAGGGCAAGCCGCTTCGCGGCCCAAAGGACGGATTTTCCCACTTCACTCATGTCAACTTCCACGCTCATTTGCGAGCCGCTTCAACTAGCCGGAAAGGCGGCGGCGTCGCAAGGGCTTCCGCTCATTGCTGTTGTGCAAAAATGACGCGGCCGTTATCCGGGCCTTTGCAGGCTCTCGATTTGGGCGCGGAGCTGCCGATTCTCATCCAGCGCATTGGCAAGCTGCTTCTCGCGCGCGGCGGCGATCCCCTGCGTCACTCGACGAAAGGTCGCAAGCGCGACGTCCAGGTTGGCGACGTTGCGCGTGTATGCCGATTCCCTGCGGGCGATATCGGCGCGGAGGCGTTCGTTCTCGGCCTCGGCTGCGTCGGCGCGACGCAACGCCGCGTCAAGGTCGAGGTCGAGCGGCTTGGCGACGGGCTCGGGTGCATATGAAATTGCGGGGATCGTGGGCGTGGTCATGCTCGCTTCCTTCTCTGCCGGGTTGTCGGCCGTTGCGCCAAGCCCGCTGCCTCGATCTCGGCAACGGTGATTGGCTGGTCGTTGAGGTAGTATTCACTGGCCCATGCGATGCGGCCGGTGTTCCAGCGCCTGCGCCACGTCGTGCAGCGGAAGCGGCCTAGCGGGGTGTCGATACCGGCAATGACGTCATGCGCGGGTCCAATCGCGCCGTCGTCGTAATGGCCGTTCCACATGGATTGCGCCTCGGCCTGGAGCTTGGCGAGGTAGTTGATGCGGGACAGCGCTGCGACCTTGACCGGATCGGCCGCGCGCAAGCGTTTAATCGCCGCGATGATCTTGAGCGCCTGAGCGGTCGGCTCGTCGTCGCCGATTGCGTCATTGGCAACGCGTAAGGCGTCTGTAATCGCCTCGTCGCGGGCGATGGCTGCGGTAACGCTCAAAGGCCCAACTCCGGCGCGAGATGTCCAAGGCGAAGCGCGCGGCGATCGGCGCGGGCGGTGACGCCATTGGAAAGGAAGGCGTGAAACTCGGTGAAATAGCCGGCGTCTCGCGCGCGCTTGAACGCCTCATACTTTGCGCCGGCCACGTCCGACGCCTCGACATGTGCGTCCGGGAAGCCGTTGCATCGAACGATGTAGCGGCGGAACGCGAAGGCGGTTTGTCCTGGCGCGCGGATGGTCATTCCTCGAACCTCACAAAGACGGTTTCATAGGTGCAGCCGTGAACGGCGGTGATCCGGAAGATGCGGCCGGGCTCGTTGGTGGCGAACCATTTGCTAATCAGGTCGCCGGCCCGCGCGGGTCTCGCGTCCTCGCCGATGTGCCGGAACATGATCGGCCCGGCCTCGATCATGGTCCACGGATCGCCCGGTTCGAGCGTGCGGTGAGCGGGCAGGGGCTTGAAGCTGGCGGGGATCATGCTGCGACCTTTCGGCGTTTCGCGGCCCAATAGCGGGCGGTAAACTTCGTGTCCTCGTCCAACTCGCTGACGTCTCTGATCCAGTCGAGATAGTCGAGCGGCGCGGCCTCGAAGGTCATTCCCCTGTGCTTGCCGAAGTTCATGACCTTGAGGAGCGCGGGATATTTCGAGATGTGAACCATCTCGTCGATCGCCTTGAGGCTGAGAAGGCGAACGAACAGGTGCGCGGTCACGTAGGCGTCGGGCAACGCGCGATGCGGCGGGAACGCCTGCTCGGCGTCAAGCGTGAGGTCGAGCCAGTAGCGCAAGCCCTGATTGCTGTGCGTCGGTGCGTCCGGCCACACGACGCGCGCGACCTTGTACGTGTCAATCCAGCGGCGGCCGTCGCCCGCGTGAAAGTGCTGCTCGAACTTCGCATTGTGTGCGACAAGGATATCCTCCTGGCCGCAGCCCTCAAAAAACGGCTCCCACAACTCGCGGGCCTCCGGTGCGTCGGCAACGTCGGCCTCGGTGATGTGGTGAACGGCCTTCGTCACTGCCGGGATCGGCCCGCGCGGATGCGCAAGCGAGGTCCACGGGTTGGCGATCGTACGCGACGCAAGGTGAACGTCGATCCGGCCGAACTCGATGATCTCGGCGGCCTCGTCCTCGGGCGTTCCCGTGGTCTCGTAGTCGATGACGCGGGCGAGTTGGGCGGTCACGCGTACTTCTCATCACCGAAGAGGACGCATTGCAGAAACAGGTCGGCGCACGGTGCGTCGATGTCATCCCTAACAACCTGAGCGAACTGCTCGGGGAAGTCCTTCGCCATGATTTCCAGCCCTTTGCGGACGTGCTTCATGCGTACGGTGTGCGTCGTCTTATGGCCCGTGGTCTCGTCGTCAACCTCGACAACTTTGAGAGTGAACGCCTTCTCGTACTGATTGGGAGCGTCGTACTCCCAACGATCGCCGGCCTTCGGGCAATAGATTCCGTCGCACCATCCGCCTCGGCTAGCCGTCGTCACGGGGTCGCCACCCTCGATCGCGGAAGTGAATAGGCATGCAATGATGCCTGGAGTGATTTGAATTGTGATCTTCACTTTTGTCCTCCTCGGTTAGGCGAACAGCTCGCCATGGTCTCGAACATCGCCGCCCCACTGCCACGCCATAGCGTTGGCAATGCCCTGATAGGTGCGGCTGCGGATTTTCCACCGGTCGGGTCCGGGTGGTGCGCGGTGAACCTGCGACCATGCCTTGTGCTCGGCCGTGCCCGGCTTGGGCGGCGTCAGCTTATTCGTCGGCACAAGCGGCGGAAGCCCCTTGAGATACAGGCCCGTCGCCTTAAAAGCTGGATCCCCGAACCACCACGGCTGCACCGTCTGCGTCGCCGGCTGGTAGCCCTCGATTAGCTCCCGCGCGTGGCGGTGCATGATTGGGTTCTCGACGGCGATCCGCTCGATGGGGGCATTGATGCAGGCTGAGAACAGCGCCGCGCCCTCTTTGAGCTCGTCCCACATGGATTGCAGCGTGCGTCCAGGCGGCGGCACCGAAAGCCACCGGACGCCGCTGTTGCAAAGCCGGGTGCAAGGCGGGTGCATCACGGCGAGGAAGTCCCAGCCAAGATGCAGCACGTTGCGGATGTCGTCGCGGATGTGCCGATTGCTGCCGTCCTCGGAAGCGAGGATGTCGCACGACCAGACGTCATGACCAAGCGCAGCGAAGGCGCGGCGGACAACGCCTGAGGTCTCGCAGCCGATCAAGCCTCTCATATGTGGCCCTTGAAAAGGCCGGCCACGACGTAGACGGCGGTGATGAACAGGCCGATCGAGGCGGCGTCGGCGAAGATGCTGGCGATCTCGCGGATGGTTGTGCGGGTGCGGCTGGTCATTAGGCGGCTTCCTTCTGCTTGTTGGTGATGACCTTGGCGCGCGTGACCTTCGTTTGCTGCTGGCCCTGATAGTTGGAGTGGTCCTTGATCGTGGCGCGGAGGGTGAAGCGCGCGCCCTGCTCGACGTGGAAGCGAGGGGACATGCTGACGATGCAATTTCCCTCAGCGTCGCGCATGGTGACGACGTAGACGGTTTCCGTGATCCACGACGCGTTGAAGGCCGGTCGGCCGAACGATGTGACACGCTCGACGGTGACGATGGTTTCGAGCCGATCGCCAACCCGCCCCACATGCCGGGAAGCGCGAGCCAGCGCGCGGCGGCTCTCGATGCGGTCGATTGCCGTCGAGACGGCGGCGGCCTGGGCCTCGGTGATCTCGCTGCGGTCGATCGCGCGGGTGATGACGTCGGCGATAAACTCGTTGTCCATGTGGGCTTCGGCGCGAGCCAACAAAGCGCCGTGCTCTGCGCGGAAAGCGCCGGCCTTCGCGGCGGCCTCGGCGGCGCGGGCGGCTGCGATCTCGGCGGCCTTGGCGGCGCGCTTGGCGTCTGCCTTCGCCTTCGCGGCGTTGAGCTTTGCAAGCTTCTCGGCGGTGTAGAGCTTCACGGCCTCGTCACCGCGAATGCTCTGGCCGTTCCCGCCGCAGTCAAAGCAGGTGTAGCCGGTGTGCGCCCATTTGTCGGAACGGCCAGCGCCGCCGCAACGGCTGCACTTGCGAGGGCGAAGGAAGGTCGCCGCGCCCTTCGCGTCAACGCGGACGGGGCCGGTGTGAAGCGTTCCGCATCGGGTGAAAAGGTGGGCCATGTGTTGCGCTCGTTGTTGCGATTTCCACAACAGAGCACAACACAACGAGGTTGTCAACGAGGTTTATAAGGACCAAATTTGCGTGCTGATAATCCGAATATCGCGGCCGGATCGGTCCAATTGTTTATACGCTGGATCACAACAGATTTGGTGATGCCAATTTCGTCTTACGAACCTCTTGGCGCTAATCTCTCAACCCCATCAATAATATCCCTGTGGCAAAGGGGTTTCTAAGAGAGGTGTAAAGTTTTTAATTGGGATGAGTGTAGCCCGGTTTAAACTTTGAGCCGGGTATATACCGACCTATCTCCAGCCATTTCACAGAAGTTTGGTCGCTCTTAGAAACGTCCTTGCCACTCGCAATCGAGGCAGGTTTCGCCCGTTGTGATCTGAGCAACAACCATCAACGCTTATAAACCCGGCCCTATCGAAACTGAGTGGCGGCCGTGGCAAAGGAACCGAAGCAAGCGCGCGATCTGACGGCGAAGGAAGCCGCGTTCGTGCGCGAATATCTGATCGACCTCAACGCAACTCAGGCCGCGATCCGCGCCGGCTACAGCGCAAAGACTGCAAACGTCCAGGCGGTCGAGATCATGGCGCGCCCGCTGGTCAAGGCGGCGATCGGCTCGGCGATGGCTGCGCGATCGGAGGAAACCAAGATCGACGCGGAATGGGTGCTGCGTCGTCTCGCGGCTGAGGCTGAGGCGGATGTTGCCGACATCTATGAACCGGACGGCGCACTAAAGCCGCTCAAGGACTGGCCGAAAATTTGGAGGCAGGGCCTCGTTGCCGGGATGGACGTCGAGGAAATCGAGGTTGAGGGCGTCAAGGTCGGTCTGATCCGCAAGGTGAAGATCAGCGATCGCGTCCGCCGCCTGGAGCTGATCGGCAAGCACGTGGCCGTGCAAGCGTTCCTCGAAAAGGTCGAGGTGGCCGGCGTCGAGCAGCTCGCGGATCGCATCGCTCGCGCGAAGGCGAAGGCCGGGGGGAAGTGATGACGGATAAGACCTGGAGCGAAATCGTCGAGGCGAGGGCGCGGACGTTCGATCTCGCGGCCAAGCTGAATTGCACCGTGCAGTCAGACACGGAAGCTTGCGCGTGGCACGCGAAGGCGCTGCGCGAGATGGCGCGACTGCTCGACGCGAACAATCGAGCGCGCGGCGTGCGGATCGGCGGCGTTCGCCTATTCGGCCTGCGGCTAACGCTCTCGCGCGTCGAGGCCGGCAAATGATGGCCCTGTACGGTGTCATGCTCGGCCTATTCATGTTCGCGGTGGCCGTCTTTATCGCAGCGTGGCGCAATGCCTGAGGCTGCGATTAAACGCGTAGCGTGCTGCGTCCCGTTCTGCCGACGAACGACGGGCCGCGATTTCACCGAATGGGTGTGCGGCAATCACTGGCGCTGCGTCCCGGTCGCGA